TTGTTGTAATTCTGTTAGTTCTTTACGCACGTTTATTCTTCTTTCTTGCTGTTTTAGTTCTGGCAAAAGAACGATTCTTACTCTTTGATTTTACAGACAATTTTTTATTATTCATTGGATTGCCTGTTGTATGATGTACGTCTTTGCCATCACCTTTAGTTACCACTCCACGTTTAGCCATAATAGCTCTAGCTTGATTACGTGATGCCCTTCTTTTTATTTGTTTAGGACGTTTGTGATATCGGTCATATTCTTTTCTGTAATTACGTTTAGTCATTTCTTTTTTCGTACTTGTTTACGCTTGCGTCCAGAGGGTGATACGGACCATTTAATACTGGTGGGTTTTCCTCCGGGATTTCCAGCTTTTCGTTTCTTACGGACGGCTGCAGATTTTTGTCCTTTGGACATCTTGTCCGCAACTGCTTTCGGACGACACGCTGGATATTTTCTTTTTGATTTACCAGCCGATTTACGCCCACATGGTTTCCCTGTTGCTACGTCTCGCCAATCTTCTTTGAACCATTTTCGTAGTCCACCTTTGTATGCCATTTATGCTCACTTTCTAAATTGGTCTTTTATACTTTTAATTACACTTTTTAAATCAAAAGGTTTTTCATTTGGTCTGTACGGACATTGATATTCTCTTGGGCATTCTCCTGCATCATAAGGTACATACTCTCTGTACTGTGTATGATTTGCTCCAACGAATATACAGATTCTAGTATCTCCTTCTAGCAAATGGCTTGCCAATCGGCAAGTTGTCATTTTACTTTCTTCGCCTCTTGCTTTATTTACTCCTGCAAAAATATAACATATAAAAGCAAGAGCAAGCAATGTTAAATAGAAAGACTTATTATCCATATCATCCACCCTATTGCACTAGCCCCTATTAAACAGGCTATACCAATAATGGTGTAATCTCGTATCTGTCTACTTTTTTCTTGTCTAGCATATACGGCTTCCCTTCTAGCTTTTCGTATACGCCCTTCTTCCCGTATCAGGTCGTCCCATGCCTGAACGCCATAATGTGCAATTAGAAAATTTTTTAATTCTTCTCTTTGTTTAGCAAGTTTCTTTTTACTAGCAAAACTTTCTATTGCAACTTGTTCAATCGAACCATTAAACAGCTTATCTAAAGTTGATGGATTGTTAGAAGTCCTGTGTATATTATCAACATCACTAACTGCTGACATCCAACGACCCAGTTCACCTGACAAATCTTCAATCTCTTTGCCTAAATATATGGCTTTTTTTATGCCGTTATAAGCAGCTGTTGCCCCACTGACAGCAGCTGACAAAGTTATTGGGTCTAACATATTTTTATTATTTATCTCTAGGTAAACAAACTGCAACTATTTTATGTTTTGTCTTGCCGTCGTTGCTAGGGACAAGAGGCTGGTTATTTATCCTTTCTGCAAAATATTTACAATCGTTAACATTTGCAAATGCTTGAGTGTTGTTTTGAATTACTGTGCCAATGTAAACATATAGCACAAATTCAATCATGACGAACGCCAGCCACCACCCATTGCTTTATATCGTTTTGCAGCAAAAGCATTTGCGTAAGCCGAAGGATATACCTTAAACTTACGCTTTGCTTCAGCTTTTGCTTTTGACCATAAAGCTGGCTTAGTAGGTTTTGGCTTAGACGAAGATTTTTTCTTCTTCTTTGCTGCCATTACACTTTAACCAATTTATAGCCTTTAGCTTTAGCCATTGACCTAATCTGTGCCAATGTCATTGCTTTTTTAGAACCGCCTCTAGCCATTCCTTTTGACTTCATTCCGCCTCTAGCATAGCCTTTGGATTTCATTTTTGCTCCACCTCTTGCCATACCTTTAGCTTTTTTCTTACCATGCATTGCCATATTATTTCTCCTTAGCATATAAATTGTTAAATACTCTAGCAGTGTCCTCAACATAGTTGGGGTCTTGCTTTGAGTGATGAGTCCATTGACTCGGTACAAAATCAGGTGGACCTTCACCTGTTACAAACCATGCAGGATTTGTCACCCTTACACGATTATTCGGTAACGCTACTATGTTACCTGTCCATTTTCCTGCATCCATTAATTCTAACACATGACTCTGTTTGTGTTGTGCAGGGTCATCAGCTACTTCAGTATCCGTATAGTCAATAGTAAAATAATACTTTGCCGGATAAAACTGGTTATCTATTTTTGCCTGCCAAGGACAAGGCGTTGCTCTATTCAATACAAAAACCGAATGATGGTGCGATTGGCAATCCCAAGGCTGAGCCAAATATGTAGGCAAAGGTTCTGCCCATTCATCATATGGTGTATCTCCTACAAGGGCAGTTAGTGGCATTCTCGCCCACATAGCACCCCCGTGTACATTCTCTTCTTCATCGCAACCTGTAAACAATATCTGAAAACTTAATGTTTTCATTGGTAAGGTTGTTACTGCTACAGCCATACCATGTAAAAACTCGCCATGGTATCGCTGAAAATTGGTCGTATATTCTCTACGAACCCATACCTTAAAATAAGGTATGTTACTTGTTATATAGTTCATTTATTTCTTCTTACGTTTAGTTATCCGTTTTTGTTGTTCAATAAATGCTCTATAAATGCGAGCTGCACCAGTTTTGCCAGCAACTCTCGCTCTTTGTTCCATTGCAATAGCAGCCTGCGTTTTATGAGCATGGCTCCTATTTGACCTTTTAATTTTAGCTACTGATGCTTTAGCGTCAGCGGCTGTAGTAAATTTTAATCCCCTAATTGTACCTTTAGGGTTTTCATCAGTATATAGGTCGCTATGTTTCTTTGACCTTGCGGGCTGCCCCTTTTTCCTTGGTATTCGACGAGCCACTATTTATTTCTTTGGGCTGCCATAGATTTTTCAATAGCTTTCTGTCTAACTTTTTCATAGCCTGACATTTTGCCATCTTTATTTAAATCACCTAATTGTCCTCCTTTTTTTAATCTAGGCACATTAGTCTTTAATTCCATAACATGTGGTGTTTTCTTTTTTGCAACTTTTTTCTTTTTCTTTTTAGGTAAAGTTGTTTTACCACGTTTGTTTTTCAAATCTCTATCTGATTGTGCACTTAACAAATATTCATCTAAACTCATATAATCATCTCTTCCTAGATTAAAATAGTTTTCTCGTTTCATTTGTTCAACGTCAACAACCTCTGGTTTAATATCGCTATCTTCAGCCATGTAATGGTACTCCCTTCATTCTATGAATTAGTCTATCTGCTCTATTGGTTACTTGTTTGTACCATCTAGAATCCTGCATTTGATTTCCGGCTTCAATCCACTCGCCATCTCTAACAGCCTGTATCATTTTTTTAAATTTGGAAAATCTTGGATAACCGAGATTGAACATCATATTTGCCATGATTAATCTTACTTGCTCAGGCATAGCCTCCCAGTCATCAAATATCTTTTTACAATCCGTTATAGTCGTTCGTATATCCTGCTCAAAACATTCAAGCACCCGTTCTTTGCTAACGGCTGTTCCAATAGGTTTGTTATACTCCGGGTCAGTGCCTTTGACCAAGTGCCCGATACCAAAAGTGGGTAAACCAAGATGGTCCAAATACGTTTCATATTTACATCCCTCATCAATCTCAAGTTCTTTTTGCAGTCGTTCAACAAAATATTCCATTATTTAAATAATCCTCACTTTTTATTATGTAATTGAAATAAAGATTCTATTTTTTTCTCTGTTTCCTTTACAGCACTTTCAGTTCTTACAGAACTTACAAAGTTGTTTTGTATTTTTTCATTTGCACTTTTACAGTCTTCTTCTAACTTATCTACATCTTTTCTTAACGTGGTTACTTCAGTGTGTAATTTAACAGCTACAACTAAAGCCCCTAAGAAAAAAACTAATTGTTCCCAATACTGTAGTATCCCTTCCATATAATCATCAATGTATCTTTTCTTTTTTAATTTTTTTAATAAGCTTATAATAAGCTTCTGTTATGTGTTTTAAATCGTCTTTTAATAGTAGTATCATCTGTTGTGCAGCTAAAAGTTCTCTACGTAAGGCTTCCTCAAAAGTATCTTCGTGATTATCCCATCCGTTACCTTTAAGCATTATTTCTTTCCACTCAAGGCACTAAAACCAAAATAAGCCCCTAATAGTCCACACATTGAAAGATACTGGGTCATTAAAATGCTTTCTGCCTCTGCCATTCTGGTAGGGTCGTAAATTGTAGCAACAGTAGTGAAAAGCATCATAGCCAATAAAATCCAAGCCATCCTCCGTTTGTTTGTTTGATAAGTCAACTTATCAGGTACTAAGTCAGTGCTGGACTTATCTGTATTTATATACTGCAAATCATTATTGCAAGTACACTTTTTATTTTCGCCACACTTGCAGGTCATTATTTCTTTTTAAACTTATCTAAGCCACGAATACCCAATGCTGCTGAAACAGTTAAAAATAATAAATAGGTATACCACTCAGGTAACTCATTTAGTCTTGCAAAACCATTTTTTACAACATCTTCCATTCCCGGAATAAAAACTAACACAGTCGGTATTAGAATAACAATAGTAACCAGCTCGTCTTTCCACGAGTTCTGTGTACCCTGCGCCATAATAATTTCCCATTTTGAATCATGGGTTGCGGCAGTTCTCATTATCTCTGCTTCTGCAGCAGCTTTTGTTTGTGCTAAAGTAGCTTTAGCTTTCTGCTTTTCTATCTGTCCTTGCATAAATGAACCAGCGAGTTCGCTTATTGGTCCTATCAAAGCTTGAAACATTACGTATTCTCTCCTGTAGGGCTACCTATATATACACAAGTACTATATCCATTTAAGTATTGAGGGTCTTGCGTTATTTTATTTCTTGCATGCTCTATATAGGTGTAGCATTTCTCTGATGATGAAAAGGGAAAATTAACCATTGGAAAATTTACCCATGTCGCACTTTCACCAAGTGCCCATAATATTGTTATAACTGGTATCCACATTTAACACTTCCATCTTCTCCTAGCCTGTCTTAAACGACTGTTAGGATTTTTTGCGGCTTTTGGAAACTTTTTCATCTGTCCTGCACTTCTTGCACAAAACGATTTACGTCTCTTTGCTGCTTTGCTTCCTTTTTTAACTTTACCAGTTACTGCTGTCTTTAATTTACTACCCGGGTTCTCTCGTCTATATCTTTCTACGCCAGCTTTAGTCATGCCAGCACCAGATTTAGTAGAACGAAAGTATTTTTTTGTTTTTGGGGGCTGTTTATCTCTTTTTCGTGCCATATTATCTCATTATATTAATTAAGGACGGAATCCATTGGTATAACTCCGTCCTTTGTACGTTAGATTGGCTGTAGCGAACCCCTCAAGTATAAGTACAGCTTCTTTACGCTTGTGGTAGGGCAGGTTTTCACCTGACATACTCAGACAATCCCTCTGCTACCAATGCTTTTTCAATGTCCTCAACGCTGAAGTCCTGTCCAGTACGTTCTCTTAAAGCCGCACGTATATAATATACATGATGGCTTGGTATATGCGTTGTAAAACGTCCCTTTTCTTCGTATTCGGCACTAATTTGCTCTAATAATGAGTTAAATTGACGTTTTTTTCTCATGGTATACATATTATAACACAAAAATAGAGATTTAGGAAGGGATAAGTTGTCAAGAAAAATTTATTTTTATTTAGGGGGTTGACAAGAGTCAAAAAATACGGTAAAAAGTGCTTGTTTTTCTTTTTTCCCTTTTTTTCTTTTTCAGGAACAACTAATGGTAAGTAGCCGAACTCGTAAAAGAAACCCTGTTGCGGCATCCGTACGCAAATTCAGACCTAAAATAATACCCAACAAGAAAAAAGTAGTGCCCCGAAAGGCTAAACACAAGCTGGTTTACAATGCCAGCTTTTTTTATGCCCAATATCCTAGCTACTGTAAGTAGCCGCACTCTGGTTTACAAACCCATACCCCAAAATTATGCAGGAGTCAAGCACATATAACGTGTAGGGGTGGGGTGGGTCATGCGTATGCCTATGCTAAAATATGTAATAAAATCAATGACTTAAGTTATTCCGTCGGAGAAAACTAAGTACTTGTTTTTGTTGTGTTTTTTGGTGTCAATTTTTTGACGCACTGGCTCTTTTTATTGTCAGTTTATTGACTATTTGAAATATAGGCAGGTAGTACAAATTTGTGTATAGTCAAAAAATTGACAATCAGCCAAGCTGAT